GGGCAGACCCGAACGGGTGGGATAACGGGATCAACTTGTCCGGAGTCAGGACCGGACTGGATATTCGGTCCTCGTCCCTCGGCATTAGGTTTGCCGACAATGCCAACAACAACACCGACATTGTTTGGGGACCGACAGACCCGACCAGCACTAACCGCGACAAGGCGATCGGGTACTCCAATTTCAATGGATCGGGTGCCCTGATGCTGCATAGCGCCGGGGGGACCGGCCGATGCGCCGACGGCGGTTCTATGTGTCTTGGGCTACAGAATAGCGGCTCCAGTCAGTATTGGAGTAATTATAATGGCTGGCTGTCGTTGTACAACAACCACAACGGCGGTAAGGAAACCCGTCTTCGTTTTTACGACAGTGCCACGGTCGCCAGCGACCCAGCTACAGCGACCCGTTACGCCGACATTGTCTTCGTTTATTCCGGCAGCGCCTACGGCAACTGGGATGGGCTGGCGATAACCAACGGGACAACCGAGCTTTTAAAGCTGGATATAGGTAATCGACAGGTCACTGTTACTGGCGACCAGATCAATACCGGCAAAACCAGCGCGACAAAACAGGTCGCGACGAATACGTTTCTCGTCGGCGGTTTGTCGGTTGTGACGGCAACCGGAGCAGACATCAATGGCGCTCCCGATCTAACCAAGCAGACCAATATTGTGACCAGCGGAGCGGCTGGGACAGGCGTCCTTTTGTTGCCGACGACGTATGGCGATCTCGCCAACGCAACCGGGCTGTGGGTCGATGTCTACAATGACGGCCCAGCTAACCCGATCCGGGTCTATGCGGCAGGTGGCAGCACGATCGACGGCGCTGCCGGAACCACTGGCGTTCCGCTGACCAACGGTTTCTGGGCGCGCTTTATCGCGACCGCGCCGGGGGTATGGAAGTCGTACCGCTTTGCGATCGCTCGCAGCTCATGAGCGATGGAACTCGGATGAGCACTGTAGCGCTTCTTGTAGCGTCGCTTGTCGAACTACAAGGTATCGGGGGTCAAAGGATTTTCGTAAATCCTGACTTGGTAATAAATATCCGAGAGCCACATGGGACAAATACGGGACACTGGCCCGCTGGAACGCGATGTTTAGTATTTACTTCTGACGGGAAGTACATTTCGACAATCGAGTCGTGCGACAGTATACGCAAGAAGTTAGAAGCTACTGGTCGAACAAGTCTTTCTGAAGTGAGGCAGTAATGGGACTATTTGGCGGAGGAGCCAAGACACCCGCCCCACCTCTACCACCACCGCCGCCAGCCAGCCCGCCGACATATGCGTCCCAGGCTAGCGTCGCGCCTAACACAAACATTGGCCGGTTTGGGACGCTCAGCGACACAATCCTGACCGGCCCGCTCGGGGCGAGCGGCACGTTGCAGACCAAGAACAAGACGTTACTAGGCCAATAGCTTGAGCGAAGAATATCGCCGCTACGCCAATGACAGGCTTGCCAATCTGCGCACCGTGCGCAACAGCTGGCTTGTGCATTGGCGCGAGCTGGCGGACTTCATACTGCCGCGCCGCTACCGCTGGCTCGTCATGGCGAACAACATGGCGCGCGGCAGCCAGATTAACGGCAACATAATCGACAGCACTGGCACGCTGGCGGCTAGGACCTTGGCGAGTGGAATGATGAATGGCATCACTTCGCCAACCCGGCCCTGGTTCAAACTGCGGATAGAGGGCTACGAGGAAGATTATGACGTACAGGGATGGTTGAGCGACTGCGAACGCCGTATGATGACGGTATTCCAGGAAAGCAATTTCTATCAGTCAATGGCCATCATGTATTTTGACCTGGTGGTGTTTGGGTCGGCCTGTGTCCTCATATATGATAACTACGATAACGTAATTCACTGCAACAATCCATGTCTGGGCGAGTTCTTTTTTGACCTGAACAATGACCTCGAAGTAGGCACAGTTGGACGGGAATTTGTACTAACTAACTCCCAAATGGTAGACGAGTTTGGTGAGGAAAAGGTATCTAAAGAAGTGCGCGATGCTGCTAAAGAGGGCGCACTGAAAGGCAAAGAGAGGGTAATCGGACACATAGTTGAGCCTAATCGCGGAGAATTTGGCCTGGTACCGAAGAAATTCCCGTTTCGTGAAGTCTATTGGGAAGTCGGTTCGTCGAACGACACGCTGCTTCGGGCCAAGGGCTTCTACGATTGGCCAGTAATGGCGCCGCGCTGGGATGTCCAGTCTAACGATGCGTATGGACGATCGCCGGGTATGGATGCGCTTGGTGACATAAAACAGCTTCAACAGGAAACCCGTCGTAAAGCGCAGGCGATTGATAAGATGGTCAATCCTCCGATGCTGGCGGATGTTCAACTGAAGAACCAGCCAATGTCCCTTCTTCCTGGTGGCACGACCTACGTTAGCGGGCTGAGCCGGGACCGAGAGGGTGCCCGCCCTGTCTATACGGTGATGCCGCCGATCGGAGAGATGATGCAGGACATCAGAGAGGTCCAGCAGCGAATAAAGATCACATTCCATAATGATCTGTTTACTGGTATCACTGACCTACAGACGGTTAGGACCGCTACAGAGATAGATGCCCGGCGAGAAGAAAAGATGGTGCTGCTTGGCCCTGTCCTGGAACGCATACTGTCGTCACGGGAGGGCCTAGGCTCGGCGATTGATCGGGTCTGGGGCATCATGTATCGCGGCCGACTGTTGCCGCCGGCCCCGGATAAACTTCGCCAGACTGCAACGCACATCCAGGTCGATTACATTTCGATGTTGTCGATGGCACAGCGTGGTATATCGACAGCTGGTATCGAAAAGCTGTGGGGATTTGCCGGCAATATCGCGGCCGTGAAACCGGAAATACTGGACAAGCTGGACCCGGATCAAACGATCGATGAGTACGCGGCTGCCCTGGGAGTAACGCCCAAGATTGTAATCGGTGATGACAAAGTGGCGGAAATGCGACAGGAGCGCGCTCGACAGGCACAGGTAGCACAGGCTGCGCAGCTAGGTATGGGCGCAGTGCAAGGAGCTAAGACACTTTCGGAAACAGACGTTGGCGGCGGGGCCAATGCGCTTCAGGTGATGCTGGGAAATGAAGGCGCGGCGTAACGAGGAGATGCAGGCGCTAGGGCGCCTCCTCGGTGATCCTGCGGGAAGACGATGGGTATGGGGCCTCTTGAGCGAATGTCATGTCTGGCACACCTCAATGTCTGGAAATGCGATGCGACTGGCGTTCCTCGAAGGGGAACGAAGTCAGGGACTCCGGCTTCTGGGAGATATTCAGGAAGCCAATCCAGATATGTTCTTACAGATGCTTAAGGAGATGAGTGGTGAGCGACCAAGCGGAAGTTCTCGCGGAGACTATAACCCCCTCGACGGAGACGACACCGGAGACACCACCACCAGCGGATAGTATTCTCGGACAAACGCCGGCCCCTGTTGCGGAACCCTTTAACGCCGAGAAGATCACATTACCGAAGAGTCTTGCGAAGGACGATGCCCTGTTTAATGAATTTACGAACCTTGCCAAGGAGCATGGCCTTGCTATGCCTGCGGCACAAACCTTATTGGAACTAGCGGCCAAGCAATCCGCAGCTGTCTCTCAAAAGCTACAGGCGAATTGGGATAAACAGAACGCGGATTGGCAAGCCGAGATTAGGGCTGATAAGGAAATTGGCGGCGACAATCTCGATGGCGCATTGCAGACATTTGCCAAAGTTGCTAGCGATCCAGAGTTGTCTGATCCTAAACTACGAGAGGCCCTTGCCTTTACGGGTGCGGGCAATCATCCAGCTATAGTACGGACCTTAGTTCGCTGGGCAAAGGCTCTAAGCGAAGGAGGGCCAGTACGAGGCGCACCGACCAGTTCGAATAGAGCGCCTGGATCGTTGGGTGAAGCTATATATGGGTCAGGTGGCCCGCATATAGGTGGACCTAGACTTAACTGAGGACTGGAAATATGGCGACTTTGGGAACAACTGTACTCACTTATGCCGATTGGGCAAAGCGAGTAGAGGATGGTTATAAGATCGGGTACATCATCGAGCTTCTATCGCAGACCAACGAGATCCTGCTCGATATGCTCGTGCTTGAAGGAAACCTGCCAACCGGGCACAAGACGACAGTTCGTACAGGACTGCCAACTGCAACGTGGCGACTCCTTAATTACGGTGTGCCTAACTCTAAGAGCACGACCGCGCCGGTCATAGATACCTGCGGTAACTTAGAGGCTTACGCTCTGGTTGATAAGGACATCGCTGATCTGAATGGAAATACAGCCGACTTCAGGGCGAGTGAGGTCGTAGCTTTTTTGGAGGGAATGAACCAACAGGTCGCGACGACGCTGATCTATGGTAACCAGGCAATTAACCCGGAACGCTTCACTGGCTTCGCCCCACGCTACTCGACGGTCAATTCGGCTACAGCTACGAGCGCGGCCAATGTGGTTGATATGGGAGGTACAGCTGGTACCAATACCAGTGCTTGGGTAATTACTTGGGGCGCGAACACAACGCACGGCATCTTCCCCAAAGGGAAAATGACTGGTCTCCAGCATAGGGACATGGGCGAATGGCCAGTACAGGATACCGCTGGTAATACTTACCAGGCTTATCGTGACCATTTCAAATGGGAGATAGGACTTACTGTCAGGGACTGGCGCTACAATGTTCGGCTGGCCAATATCGACGTAACCCTTCTCAATGGCGGCAGCGCGGCCAACTTGATTAACGGCATGGTCCGCGGCCTCTATCGCTTGCCGACGGCTTCTCCGAGGACCAATGCTATTCAGACCTCGGATGCTCCTACCATCTCTGGAAGCATGGGCAGAACGGTGATGTACTGCAACCGCGTTGTGAGGACTTACCTTGATCTTCAGGCGATGAATAAGACCAATGTGTTGCTCACGTTGGAGCAATTCCAGGGCCAGGTAGTAACGATGTTCCGCGGTATCCCTGTGAGGACGGTTGATGCCATCCTCTCGACCGAAGCTCGTGTAGTCTAAGGAGACTGATATGATTATCGATGGTGCACTTCAATTCACGGGCACGCCAGGTGTTGCAGGCAGCCCTGACACACCAACTACCGGAACCCAGCAATCGACCAACATCATTGACCTGGTGAATGCTCGCGATATGGGTATCGGGGACGATCCCGCCCTGAAACTACTGTGTGTGGTACAGACTGCGTTCACCGCTGGAACATCGCTTCAAGTCCAATTCCAAGGTGCCCCGAATAATGCAGGGTCGCCGGGGACATGGACAACCTATGTGGAGAGTGCTGCCGTACTTGAAGCAGACTTGGTTATTGGCCGTTATCTGTTACCGATGGATGTGCCGAGACCACCTCCTGGAGCAGCGCTCCCGCGGTTCTATCGGCTTCAGTACGTGACGGCAGGTACCCACTCGACGGGCACCCTGTTTGCAGCGATCGTACTCGACCGCGCCGACTATGTAGTGTATCCGCCGGGCATTACCATTCCAAACTAGAGGTATGTCATGAAATACAAACTGCTCGGCCCGCATGTGTTGTCAGGCGGGGAACGTCTGGAAGAGGGAACCGAGGTCGGCGACGACACTGGCTACCCCTGGAAGTATCCAGACGGCAAAGATATGGACCCAACACCACAGATGGAGGGTCTCGATGACCAGTCGCGGGAGAAGGTACGAGAGGTCCATCGTAAGCTGTATGGGATAGGACCGCAGTGGGAAAACCAGAACGAAGAGGTAGTGAAGGCGCGCGAAAAGGAGGCCGAGGAACAAAAGAAGCTCGATGAAAGCTCAGAGCCGGTTTCGCCGCAGCAACGGGCTGAACGGAAGTGGGAAGAAGAAGATCGTGAAGGAAAACGAGGTGAAGCCTCGATAGCCCCAACGATCCCTCCACGGCCGGTGACGAATCCGCCGGGCGCAGCACGCCAACCATCGCACACCTCCGTAGCCTCGCCGACGCGCGGAGGTAGTACAACTCCTGCTCCTGGGCCAGCGACACCGAAACCTC